TTCTCACTCTTTACACTCTCGGCAAAAACCATGCCAAACATTTCCTGTCATTCTGTCAGGTAGGCAATAACTGTACCAGAATTTTCCTGCCATTTTGTCATGATTTCACATATACATTACTACTATATATTGTTACAAACTGTTACATTAGTATAAGTGTAGTAAATACAAGGGGTTAGGGCGTATGGACGGGTGAGGGTATATGCATTATCCCCTTACTCACTTTTCACTTTTTTAATTTGACACAGCTTAGAATCTAAGAATAAATATTAAAAAATATAGTAAATTATAAAAATTTGAATTTAATTTGACAACTTGGGGTATCTTGTTGTATATTATATCAATCATTTTGGAGGCTATATTAAACATTTGATAAAAATGCCAGTTCTGAAGTCCAAAATCTTGGTATTAACTGGAATTGGCAAAGATGTCATTGATACTTTAAAGAAAGAAAGTCTGTACAACAAAGAAGAACATTACACAGGAAGATGTTGGTATAAGTTTGTGCCTGATTCTATTTATCCCTTTCAATGTATTATACATACTAAAGATAATAAAATCAGTTTGATAGCACATGAGGCTGTTCACGCATCTTCTTTTATTTTATGTGATATGGGCGTTGTTGCAGACTTCAATAACGATGAACTGCAGGCATATATAGTCCAATATATTTGCAGGGAGGTAGAAAATATTTGAATAATGATATGAAAGCATTGGCTCTTGCAGGTAAGATGTCAATACAAGAATGCGGTGTCATAAAATTATATGCAAACAATCCAAGTGCAACCTACACAGAAATTGCAAGAGAATTAGGCGTAAGTCCTTCTTTTGTTTCTAAGACAGTATCCAATCCTACTTATAAATCAATTNTTTGGGATATGTANATGGATACCNACCAGCATAAACTTGTTAAGGTNGTGGATTCTATGACTTTAGAAGCACTGAAAGGTTCTGTTCCTGCCGCTAANTTNCTATTAGAATTACATGAGAAAATTAAGAATAATCTTAATATAACCTTTGATAGCCCTTATGATATATTTACTCGTAAGTTAAGAGAAATTAAGGTGGATGAAAACGATATTGAACTTGCCGAGTTTGAAGAAATTGGTAAAGATTTTAATATTGAGGAGCTTGAAAAAGAAAAAGTGGAGGTTAGTAAACAAATCGAAAAGAACCATCAAAGCGTTGAGCAATCCGAATATCATAAATTACGCCAAAGAGCCAAAAAAATAGGTTATCCATTGATGGGCAGAGGTAAGCCAGACCCCCAAAAAAGGGCAGAATGGATACGAGGTCTTGAAAAAGCGGAAGCGGAATTAATGTAATTAATGTAAAAACTAAATTATTAATGTTTATTAGTTATATTATATATATAATAACATTAAAAAGAAAAGAAAGTAAAAAGAAAAGAAAGATTTTGAAAACAGATTTAGAATACAAAAGACAACTATTCACGGCTTTAGGCTATGACCCTCATCTTGGGCAGGAAAAATTGCATTTCGGAACGGGCAATTCTCGATTCGTTGTTTTTATCTGCGGAAGAAGGGGGGGAAAATCAGTTGGGGCGGCAAAAGAGATCGAGGCTGTGATTACTCAGCACAATAAGCGGGCATGGATAGTTGCTCCAACATACGATCTTGCCAACAAAGTATTCAGAGAAGTTTTTGATGACTGTGTTAATCGCCTGAAGATGCCTATACGCAGAAAATCAGAAAAAGATCAGTTCATTGAATTTCCGTGGGGCAGTACTTTTGAAGCTAAGTCTGCAACAAACCCTGAAAATCTTGTAGGTGAAGGTCTTGATCTTTTAGTAATTGATGAAAGTGCAAAAATAAAAGAAACTATTTTTGAAAGATATTTACGGGCAACGGTATCAGATCGAAAAGGTGATGTGTTATTTATTACAACGCCAGAAGGCTNTAATTGGATGCACGATAAATATGTTTTGGCTGATACCAATGATCTCTGGTTCAGCTACAACAGCCCAACTTGGGAGAACACGATTAAGTTTCCGCTTGGTATCAATGACCCAGATATTCAAGAAGCTAAAGCTACGATGTCAGAAGAAGAGTTTAATCAAGAGTATGGTGCTCAGTTTGTTTCTTTTGCTGGAATGGTTTATAAGTTTGATCGTAAGCGTGATACTGGAATTTACAATTATGTTCGTGGCTTGCCAACTTATTGTTCTATGGATTTAGGATACAGGATGCCAGCTGTTGGCTGGTGGCAGATAAGCAGGGAGAACGGGGTTAGGCATCATTACCTGATTGACTGCATTGCCCACGAAAGGGATTTGTCTACACCAGAACTTGGGAACAAAATTGTCGCAAAGAATTATCCGGTTGTAAGATATTTCGGTGACCCGGCTGGTAAAGCCATGCAAGGTGCGATAGGAATGAGCGATTATCAGATACTATCAGCACCAGATATGCTGAACAAACCAGTTCATTACACCTATGACAAGCAAGCGGTAGATATTGACAACGGCTTAAACCATGTTAGGAGTTTCTTATGCAACGCCAATGGCTTGAGGAGGATTCACATAAACAAAGAGCGTTGTATGCCGATTATACAAGATTTCGAGGGTTATAGATATTCTGAAAATGCTTCTATGAGAGTACCGTACAAAGATGGCAAAAATGAGCATGGGATGGATATGGTAAGGTATTATTTCATAAATATTGACCCAATAAAAAAAGTTTTTGTTGGTAGTATGAATAGGGGATAAAGATGGATATAGCAAATTTAATAGAATCAACCAGAAGAGATTTTAGTGGCTCATTTTTAAAGACAAGGGAGGCTCAAGTAAGGAAAAGTCTTGATTATTATACCAGTGAGAATGTGCCAAAATATACCAAACAATACTTTAAAAGTAGAATATTCAAAGAAATTCCGGTATTCGATATGAATTTTGTCAGGAAATTTGTTAAGAGAATGTCAGGAATTTATAAAATAAAGCCAAAACGCACAGGCAGTCCAAAATATCTTAATATGACAAGTAATAAGGATATTCACATGAAACAGCTTGAGAGATTGACGAATACTGTCGGCTCTGTTGCAACCGTATTGAGTTTCTCTGGCGATAAATTTGTTTATAGTCCAATCACTTTTTACGATGTTATAAATCTAAATGACGATATAAGGCATCCAGTGGCAATCGTTTACCCTGAGAGACGTATAGTAAAAAATCCCGCAGAAGGCGAAAAAACAGTTTATGTCTACATAGATTCGGAGGTGATCATAAGATTTGTTGAAGATGGGGAAGTAATTGATAGTATAGAACATGGTCTTGGGACTTTTCCGGTTATATTTACACATGATGAACCATTGATTGATATGCCGTATTCAAACGGGGCTGTTGATGCTGTTGCTATTAATGAGCAGATAAATATTGCTTGCACGGAACTTGGTCTTGGATTACGGTTTCACATGTTTGGACAGGCGTGGTTTATGACAGACAGCCCTGATGTTAATGAGATTTTGCTTGGTAGTGATCAATTATTGTGTGGCGGGGCAAGGGATAGCTTTGGCATAGCAAGTCCTGAAGGTGATCTCGCTGGTACTATCGAAGTTATTAAATTCTTCATAGAGGCTTTTGCNACCTCAAGGCAGATGTGGGTNCAGTGGGCTAATTCAGGCGGTGAAGTTCCAAGCGGAACATCGCTAATGATTAAAGACTTTGAAAGGCTCGATGACTATATTGACGATTATGAAAAGTGGAAACTGACTGAAGAAGAATATTTCCAGAAAGAGTCTATAATTGCTCAGTCCTATGGTATAAACTTAGGAAAGAAACATTCTGTAGTATTTGCTGAAAAAGAATATCCGAACACTCCATCAGAGCAATCAGTAAAAGATGAGTTTGATCTAAAACACGGAATTACAAATCTTGTTGAAATCAAGATGAGAGAAGATAAGAGTTTGTCATACGAAGATGCCAGACAAGAGATTATCAGAAATCAAGCAGAAAATGCAGAACTCGGTTATCAAAATGAGCCAAAAAGTAATATCATTTCTAAATAAGTTAGCACGGTTCACAGAAGAGCTGTCAGACCCAAGTAACAGATTCTATAATAGTTTCATGGAGTTCGTTGGTCAGGATATGCTGAGAACCTTACAAATAGGAATTGTAGAAGGCATTGATATTGATGGCAACAGATTTGAACCACT